AAGTGAAACGGTGCCGTAATGTGGAGGTGAGGCACCGTTTCTATGATAGAGTTAAACTCTATCGTGGTGTGGTATAGTTATTTATACAACTTTTACCAGTTGTTTGTGGATTTAGTTGAATTATGTGCTAAGACTTTACCTTTATTGGTTCCTTCTTTAACAACATAACCAGATGTTCCGTTTCCATTTGTGTCAACAGCTATTTGTTTATCAAATAAAATCTTCTCTCCACGAGAAATCTTTTTAATCTTATCTCTAGCTCCGAACAAATGAGAAAATCTATTAGTCATAAACTCCTCCCTTGTTAAGGTTAGAGCGTTTCTTCGGCGATTGCCTACTTCCGTCCCTAATGGGATAAACGATTATTAATTATTTATATAAGATCAAAAGTGCCTAGTATCATACAGACTATTACATAACCTACATAACCTAGTAAACAATAACCAATTATTTTTTCATACCAACTAAACATTTATTGTATTATTAAATAAATACTACTATCAGTTGACATTTTTTTAGAAGTAAAATAATTAAACTTCATATGATCTTCAAACTTTTTAGGTTTAATAAGAAAAGAATACATATAACTCATTAAGTTAGCAAATCTATCTTGTACAAGTTTGTTACCTTTTTTAAATAACTTAATTGCTTGGTCATAGTTTTCAATTGTATTTGATAGTCTTTTATATTTACTAAACATTTCTTTTAATTCTTTTTGTGCCACACTATAACTAGATTTATCTACAGCACCACCTCTTAAATTATAATTGTATTCTTCACTTACATATTTTGTATAGGCCTTAGCGTCAACGGCACCAGTTTGAAAACCAGCACCAATAAAACGGCCTTCTAACGAAACGTTTAGTGTTGTAGCGCTGGCCTTAAAACCAACACGAACAGCAAAACCAGATTTAGATATAACAATAAAGTTATTAAAACTTTCTGATAAATCAACTCTATCAAATTTTAAATCTAAATCAAGTTTTGATCTCATTAAATTACTAGGGTCAATAATAGATGAGGTTGCCGTTTGTCTTTCTACTTGTTTAAGTGATATGGGTACAATATCTCTTTTATTAAAGGCCTTTGTTAATTCACTATTTAATTGATTGGCAGTTTTAGAATCTGTAAGTGTATTCATTTTATAACCCTTTTTAATTAACCATACATCACCTGGATTCCAGTTGTCATCTAATTTGTTTGTTAATTTACGAGCCACTTTATATAAATCAAATGTTAAAGGTCCTTTTTGTCTTTCATACATATAACCTTTTTTTAGACGAAACTTTTTTAATTCGTTTAATTGTTTAACAGCACTTTCATAATAAAAACTATCAAAGTATTGGTCATAAGTATTTTTAACTCTTTTGACCATTGATCTAACTTCTTCCTCTTTTAATACTTTACCTCTTTCAATATAGTTTTCAAACATATACATTGAAACTAATTCTTTAATTTCTGTTAATACGTTTGTTTTTGATTTAGCGTTATTGGTAAAATGATTAAATGAACCGTTTATAGAACTTTCTGTACCTTCAAATAAAACCACTTTGTTTTTATCATCTTTTAAAAGTATAGATTTATTACCTTTGGCCAATTCAATAACTTTAGATGGTTTTACTTTTTTACGTGTAATTAAAAAGATAGATTGGCCAGCACGATAGCCTTCTTTTTTAAACAAGGCCAAATTAACTGGTTTATCTTTTAATTGTACTTTATGATTTTCACCATATTTTAAGTTGTTTACAATTGACGCCATTACATACCTATACTAAATGAAGTACCACAGCCACAAGTGGACTTGGCCTTTGGATTGTTAAACTTAAACATAGACTCAAAATCATCATACGTATAGTCTAATTCTAAACCTAATAGATACAATTCGTAATCTCTACTGACTAAAAGAACTTCGTCAATAACACAATCGTTTTGTTGTTCTTCATCACTATAAGACCATTGATATTCAAAGCCAGCACAACCACCACCTTTTATATCTAAACGAACAAATCGTTTATTATTCTTATTTCGTAATTCTCTTAACCTTAATAAGGCATTATCGGATAGTTTTATCATATCTATATTTAGGATATAACATAGAATTGGCTTCAAGTCAATTAGAAAATTTCCGAGTCCGGTGGTATAAAGGCCTACTTAAAGAATACGTTAAACGATATTGAAATACGCTTGGTGGTTTTATTTAAATTAGGCTCAACCATATGATTTAAATAACCAGGAAACAGATATAATAGGCCTGCCTGTGCTGGTAAATACCAACGTGGTGAATTGTAGGAATTAAAGTTATTTAATTTATTACTATAAGACAAAGTAACTAAATCATAGGCAGGATGGCTAAACATTATATTACCACATTTTGGTGGTGTTTGTATATAATAAACACCAGACATTGAGGTATTGCCGTGATTGTGAGTTTGATTATTATCCCTATAGCCGTTTACATTTATCCATATTTCATCTAATATTGGTTTACCTTTTAAATCAAAGTCTTTGTTAAATGTATTACAGGCTATATCTATAGAAGATATTAAAAAAGACAAAAACTTAACATTTGCTACATTGTTTGATTGATAACCACCCACATTTGAAATAACACGACCCTTATCTTTACGAGAAAAGTCTATACATTTCTTTGCTAACGCCTTATTATCTATTTCTTTTAAGTGTGTTTTATAAACAGGTATTTTAAATATATCTTGTATTTCACTCATAATAGTATAATATCATATATTAGTTATATAGGCAACTCTGGTGGCCGTTTTTTGTCCGAGGGGTTTTTTCTCTAAAAGGAAGTGTATTAAGGCTTCCAGTTGGACTCTAAGCTTTTCCTGATGGTTTAACACCACTATGTATAATTACCTAAAACTAGAGACGGCTGTCTCGTCCTATGAGATAAAGTCAACTACAAAGGGTGGCCATCTATCCAGGAACCTGGAGAAAAAAATTGTGTTAAAATGTATTGTTTAACATCTTTATTACATTTATAGATTAAGAAAGCCGGCCAGCTCCGTAAAGCGCTTTTCCTGGTAGGTTTTTATGGATTTAAATCTATTCTACTGCCTCTATGAGTAACAGAGCCTGTTGTGTTATCTGTTGTGGTTCCCTCTACGGTAATGGTTCTACTACCGGCCACCGTCATATTGTAATTGCCATCTACTTTGACATTGTAATCACCACCTGCGTTTACATTTATCTTACCATCTACGGTAACTAGGTTAACATCACCTTTGTCCACTTGTATGTTTACGTTGGCGTTTGAGCCGACTTGTATATCGTAATGGTTATTGGCCGTATTGGATTTGTTAATGTAAATCTTGTGGCGGCCGTCTATGGAAATATCATTATTACCACCTACACTTACTTTGTTGGCCCCTGATAAAAGGGTAAAGTGGTCACCTTTTATAATGTCTGTTCGGGTTCCTGATGGGGAAATTTCGTAAGATGTACCTGTTCTATGTCTTTCGTGTATTCGTTCATTGTTAGGTGTATCATCAAATTCAACAATATGGCCTGACTCTGATTCGTAAACGTGATTGTACGGATAGGTGGCCGAGTAAGGTATTTCTGGTTGATCAAATGTATCGCCATCGCTGGCCTCTATTGTTGATCCGTCGGCCGCCGTAACAGGATTAAAGTCGGCTGTTGCCACTCCTGTAATACGTGTTGACCGTCTTAATGTTAATGAAAGATGTGGATTGGCCTCTGTTGTACCAGATTTAAGATTAACGGCCAGCCTATTGGTGTCCGGCTCATTTTTGTATTTGGGATAAACTCCGTTAGGGTCATAAAACCCCTTTGACGTATTGGCTAACTCACTTGGCCTCCCAGGTAAACTACCCATTATAATAGGCTCTTGCCTTGTATTGCCATCTCTAAAATATCCTAACACCCAACTACCTTCAACAAGGCCACTAGGAGATTGGCCAAGTCCTGTAATACCGGCCGCTGTAACAGGTAACATTACTTGAGCCCAAGGCAAATCGGCCGTGGGTAATATCTCTTTGTTTCCTGTGTGATGGCCTAATGCTCTGACTTTTAATCGGCCTGTGTAAGTAGGGTCGTTACGGCCTTCTACTACGCCGACAAACCAGACAAAACCGTTAAACCCTAAAAATTTATCATTCATACTTTTATTTTTTTACCGATATATGTTTTCTTTTAATACACTCACTATACGCCATAAATGCCTATTTAATTAAAGTGTACGCCGGCCCTCTCTTATTAGTTATCCTTCTTATTACGGCCTAATATCCGAGACAAGGCAGTTGCTAAACTGACTTTATCATTGATATATTCTCTGACACCGTTCATTCCCTTAAAGAAATATAGTGTTTTTATAGTATATAGTCCATCTTCAGCGGCCGCTAGAGAGGCCTTATATGAGTTTCTTATGTTGTTTATTATATTTTTCATTGTTTTCTCTGTTGTTGTTGAGGAAGTCTCTCTATCATATTTTCAGCTTGCCTTCTCTCATTGCCTCTGTTATGGCCTGCTTGGTGGCCTATATTATCACGGAAGCGCCGGACTCGGCGGATTCTCTCAGCCTATTTCAATATCTTGTTACCTCCCAGGTCTTGTAAGACTTGTTCATCTAACTGGTCCTGTAATACGTTTATCTTGTTCTCTAAATTTTCTTTATTTGTAAATGTATCTGTTGTTTCTACTGGATATGGCCTCATAACGCTATCTTTAATACAATCTACAACCATTCTGTGTTTATCAGCGGCTGTGTTAACTTGGTGGCGTATTGATTTAACTAGATAACGACCTGACATATAAGGATCAATGTCTAATGGGTTGTCCACACCAGATGGTTCAAATGCTGGCATTTCAAAGGAGATGAGTTCTCCTGCTGATAGGCCAGTAAATCCGTGGCAGTTTAAACTTAATGTCATTGTCTCAAATGATAGTCTTTGTGATAGTCTTTTGCCTAATATCTTTTCTTGTGGTGCCTGTTCAAAACCTGTATGTATATTTTCTGTTGTTGATACAAAATATAGTGTACCCTCTGGATTGTCTGATAATGTCTTACCCTCGTCATAATTGGCAACTGGTAGTATTACCTTGTCATCTATCTTATTACCTTGTCCGTCGTGTTCAGTATGGAAGTTCTTTTCAAACTGTGTATGATAATCAAAATCTGTTTCAGTAAAGGTTTTGTTATATAAATCGTGTGATACAACTCGGCTGTTATAGACACCGTTTCTTAAATTTTTAAGTGTATCAAATTGGCTGTTAATGTTAAAACTTTCTACAATTTGCATACTTCTAATGACATTTTTATTACCTTGTTCATCTCTAACGTTTGCTGGCACACTTAAAAACTTGGCAACAACAGGTCTTGCTGACACACCAGATACGGCCAACATAGACTCGTATGATTTAAATGAAAAACCAATGGCACTTTCAAAGAAACACATACCAGCATTGTCGTACTTTAAACTTTCTGACTCTTTTGATAATTCATCTATAAATTGAAATGGTCTAATTCTTGGTGTGGTGTATTTTCTAACACCTTTTGTTTCTTCTACAATTAATGGTTTTTTAGATTTAAGTTCATCTCTAACAATTTTTAAAACCATACTATCAATTGAATCTGTAAATGGTCTTTGTATTCTAACTTGTTCGTTAGTTATCATTTCTCTACTACAAAAATGTAAGATATATCCTTGTGCTCTAGGATTTAAACCTATTCTATCTGATATTTTATAGACGTACATAGGGTGGCCAGTTTCAGGTGTAAAATCAAAGGCACGACTTGTACCAGGTGTAAACAGTTTAAACTCTACTCGTTCTAAACCTGTAAGTGGTAAATGATTTGGTATATTTTGAGCGTCTGTCACCACAATATTACCTGATAGACATTTACTGTTTAAACTTTCGTAAATGTTTATCTCTGCTACTAGACTTCTAATTGATATTCTTTTTGAATTACTTGAGCCAGCTGCTGATTGATATGACACCAATGTTACATCTGATAAAGAATATTGGCCAGCTGATTTTAGTTCATCTGTATTAATTTCACTATACATTATAATTAGCCTTGTATTTTACGTTCAAATTCTTCTATGAATAATCCTAAAAACTGTGGGTTTAACAATTTAATAGTTCTTTTCTCGTCTTGCAATCTTCTTTCATATTCATAATTAGATACTGACTCAGCGCCTGCTGTATCGCTATTGACCTCTATTTTGTGTGAGTAATCATCTGGACCATTACCTGTTGTATCACCACTTGATTGAGTAATTTCATAATGATGTATGCCTTGTGGATTTGTGTATTTGTCTGTAACATACTTTTCAAAGTCTTGGTCTGATAACGGCCAACCATAATAGGCGTCTGTTACATCATTTGTAAGTAAAATAATCCAATGTAATTCTGTGTCACCAAAATGTTTAAATGCTGTCATTTCTGGTCTCTCGCCACTCGGCACATCATAAGTATCATACAAACTGACCTCATCTAAAATCTTTGCTCTGACTTTAACACGTCTCATTATATCAGTAACAAGTTTTAATTGTTTGTTACCTTTAATATCGTAAACACCTTTAGGAAATTTAGAGAAATATGCCATATTACATACCTGCCGCTATTGTTTCTTTAGTCATAATCTCTGTTTCCTGAAACTCTAAATCTACTTTTGCTAAAACAGGTGGAGCACCTTTGTTGTCTGCTTTAAATGTAGAAAATACACCCTCTGGCGCATAATCAACATTCATATTTTTTAATACACAACGGCTAATTCTAGGAATATATGAGTTAATATTTTCTCTGTACATATATGTAATTTGAAACTCACTAGGCACATTAAAATAACCTCTTGTTGTAGATTGATATTCAGGATGCATATGAAATTTAAATAAATTTATAATCTTGTGCATTTCATCTTTTTCTTTTTTATTTTTAGGAGCAAACTCAAAAGGAAAACTAAATGATCTAAATGGTACAGATTGAAACACTACTTCCATTTGTGGGTTAACTGCCTGACCTTTTGCTTTATCAAAGGCTGCTTCAGCTTGCTCAAAACCTGGTATTAAACTAGCTGCTCCAAATAAAGCACTTCTAGCAAATATTTGAAATGCGTCACCACCTACGTCTTTAGCTGCCGTACCTAAAGCAGCGGCGGCGTCAACATAATTACCAGCTTTAGCCTCAGCTACAGCACCTGATATGGCGTCACCTAATAAACCTGCTATACCTGTTGAAGCGTCATTGTAATTAGTACCATAACCAAATTTAAGTGCTTGACCTGGTGTGTATAAAATTATACTGTCTGATAAGAAAGTATGTGTTGGTGTTTTTTCATTTAGTCCTGAGTTTACTTTAATTTGTCTATCAGCAAAGTTTAAACCTTTTTTCTTTAATTTTGCTAGTGTTTGATTTTGAGTATTATTTTCACCAACATAAAATTCATCTTCTAATTCTGCGTCATAGAAACCTGAGATTTGTCTGGCATTAGGGTTTGTACCTTGATCTTTAAATTTTGATGACTTGTGCATTAGCACATCAAATATAATAAAATGGCCTTCACCTAAATTCATTGTTTCTTCAGGATATGCCACAAAACCATATTCATACGGATTGACCGTCATATGTGCTTTAGGGTCTATGTTTTGTATTTCTAATGGTGACTTGTTAATTAACTTAGCAGCCAATTTCTTCCTTTGAGCACCACCAGCTACGAAATTGTTTACAGCACTAGAAATAGATTGACCTACTAGATTTCCTACAGCGCCTTTTATGATGTTTGATACTTTACTTGTAAATGCCATTTGCTTACCTATATATTAGTAATATTTATAATGAAAAAGAGAGCAACATATAAGGGTATTTACAGACCCACCAATCCAAAGAAATACGCTGGCGATCCTAAAAGAATAGTATATCGTTCTAATTGGGAGCGTAAGTTTATGGTATATTGTGACCGTAATGAAGATATTATACATTGGGCTAGTGAAGAATTAGCCATACCTTACATCAATCCAATTGATAGAAAGACACACCGTTATTATCCTGACTTTATCATAAAGACGGCAAAAGGCAAGCGATATATGATAGAGATAAAACCATCTGCTCAAACTAAAAAACCTAAACCTAAAACAAAAAGAACAAGAGCATTTATGAGAGAGAGTTTAGAATATATCAAAAATGTTGCTAAATGGCAAGCCGCTGATGTTTATTGTAATGATAATGGTTTAGAGTTTAAAATCTTTACTGAAAAAGAATTAGGTATATATTAAACAGGCACAGATTCTAAATTAATCATTGTGCTATCTATGTTTTTACTGGTGGACATAGTATTAATGTTTGAATTGCTACTAGATACATTCTGTTGACTTCCACCAATTACATTGTTTATTACTGTGTTACCTGTTGAACCACCAGAGGCCATTTGTAAATTTGCGTCTTTTCTATCATTCACACCATAATTAGGTATTGTAAATGGTTCTGTTTCTGGCACCTCTAAATCTTTTAATATCTTTTCTTTTTGTGCTTGATCTTTTTCGGCCTCTGCTATGATGGACTGCATTTCTTGTTTCTGTTTGGTAGCAGAGTCATTTACAAGTGCTTCAGGACCCTCGTCTCTTTCTAAAAGTTCTATATCTTTTCCTGGTTTAACTTTGTTAATTAAAGATATTATACCATTGATAGCGTCAATAAAAAAGTTTTTGACCATTCTAAAGGCTTCGCTAAAAAAGTTTTTGATTTTACCAGGTATCGTTTTTACAGCGTCAATAAAATTACCAATGCTGTCTCTAAATTTGTAAATTAAAAATATAGCAGCACCTATGGCTATACCTATTGCTAAAGGTATTGGTTTTAATATAAATGATAAAGCTCTAAATGCTTTTACTACAACTTTCAAAGCACCCTTACCTAAAAACATAAACGTTTCACCAATACCCATAACTGTATCTTTTAATTGTAATCCTGCCTCACCTATGGCAGTAAATGGTGTTTTTAAGGCGTCAACAAAACCAGCCAACATTGGTGGCATTTCTAATCTATCACCACCTGTATCTGCTGTTCTAGCCTCTAAGCCTAATACGCCTTGCTCATTTGCTATAGCAGCTCTACGTTGTGTAATTTCTTTTTCATCAGCAATTATATTTGCCTTATCTTCATCTGAAAGTTCATCTTTCTTTAAAAGTTTTTCTCTTTCTTTGATGATTTCTTTTTCTCTTTTGTCTGTCTGTTTTATTTGTTGATTAAGTAAGTTAGTTCTTTCTTTAATCTCTTTTCTTGTAAGTATATTGGTTTCTATTCTAAACTCTTTGCCTTCTCTCTGTGTCTTTACTTCAGCCACTATATTACTTTGTCTTAATTGTTGCACCTCACCCTCTGCCTTGGTTTTTTGTTCGGCAAGTTCTTTTATTCTTTTTGATAAACCCTTATTATAATCATCTAAATTTATACCTAACTTTTTTATTATGGCCTCTGTTTTTTTTAGTGCGTCTTCAAACTTATCAATACTACCACTCTCTGCCTGTTCAGTTATCTCTTTTGCTAGATTTCTAACTGTTGTAGGTGATATGATAGTTTTTTGA